CAATTAGTTTTTTTTTTCTTCAACTTTTTTTATTTCAATTTTATCATCATAAATTTCAATAAGATAATCATAATTTTTTAATTCTTCAATTATTTCATTATCAACTTTATTAATAGTCAATTTATTATCTTCTAAAATTATTTCAGCATCAAATTTTTCATCCAATTGTTTTGCTAAATTTTCAAGAGTAATACCAGAATTTCCTTGAGAAATTTCTAAAGTATATGCATCAACAATCGTATACATATTATCTGGAAATAATGAAGATAATGTAATAGCCATTTGAGGCGCTGTAATAGTTGTTGAATTTACAGTAATAATACCCCCAGATTCAGTATAATCTGCTTTAAATAATTCAAGAATATCTTTTATATTCATTTTTCTTCCTTTTCAGATTTTGATTCTTTAGATTTTACATCTTTAGATTTTGATTCTTTAGATTTTACATCTTTAGATTTTGATTCTTTAGATTTTACATCTTTAGATTTTGATTCTTTAGGTTTTACAACTTTAGGTTTTGATTTTTCTTTACATTCAGAAATATGTTTGATTTCTAATTTATCTGGAAATTCAGTTTCAAGAGTAATATTACCTAAAATTCTTTTTTCTTCTTCAGGTTCTATAAACATTTTTTCACCATTGATTTTAATTTCTACTTTAAATTTTGTTTTGTTCTTTATACAATAGCCATTCATAATACTCCTTTATTTATTTAATATTATTTAATATTTAATTTATTTAATTCTTCTATCCATAAATCTTTAAGATTTTTATTTTGTAATTCTTTATATTTATTTTGCAAATATTTAATTTGTTTTTTAAGTTCTTCAATTTTTTCTTTGCTTAAAGATAAAAGATTCATTTTTAAATGCTCTTCATAATATTTAATATTAAATTTTTTACATTGATTAATTATATTATCTTTGCTTTGTTTATTAATTATTAATTTATCATCTAAAATATATTTAATAAATTTTGCTCTATCTAATAAAAAATCAATTTCATTTTTATATTTGTTTAAAAGATATTTTTTTCTTTTTTCATAAAATTCTAATCTTTTTTCTATATATTTATCAATCAATTCATATTCATTCTTAAATTCAATAATTTTATTATTTTCATCAATACATGTAAAATTTTCAACTATTTTTTTAGAAAGTTTTAATCTTTTAATTATTTCTTCATCATCTAATTTATTGAATTCTGAACTTACATTTAATTCAAATAAAAATTCACCATTTTGAGATTTATCTTTATATGATTTAATAATCTTTTTGTCTTCTAAATCATTTAAAATTTTTAAGTATGATTTTAACGTGTAACCTATTGGTAATTCTGAAATAACAATTTTTGTTCTTCCTATTCTTTCAAATTTACCAATAATTTCCCATCCATTTTCATAAGCTCTAATAGTTCCTTTAAATCTATTGAAATAAGGTTTTAATTTAACTTTTTTACCTTTAATATAATTAATTATATCTTTTATATTTCTAGGAAGAATTTTTTGAGCAAATCCAGTAGATACTCCTTCAGAACCATTTATCAAAATCATTGGAAGAATTGGAATATAATGCTTATATTCTATTTTTTGACCTTCAAAATATTGTTCTTCAAGTATTGCATCATCTTCTTGTTTATAAATATCTCTTAAATATGGTTGCATATATGTATAAATATATCTACTTGCAGCAGGTTCAGGCGAAAGTCTATCTCCAAAATGACCTTCTGGAACTAAATATGGAATATTATTTGAACCTGTAAAATCCTGTGCCATATTTACAATAACACCTTCAATTGAAACTTGTCCATGAATATAATTAGTATGTTCTGCTACAGTTGCTGCAAGTCTTGCTACTTGTGTTTCTTTTTTAATATTTTTATCTAACACAGTATATAAAACTTTTCTACTTGTTAGTTTTAATCCATCAAGATAACTTGCAATTTTTCTTGTATTGTCATAAACAGGATAATTTATAAAATCATTTTCTATAAATTCTTGAAATGTCATTTTAACTCCTTTTAATTTTAAAAATTAAAGACTATCTACCATATCTTTATACATTTTTTTAATATCTTCTAATTTCATAGAATATAATCTTTCTTGATATTTTCTATTGTCATCATACCAACTGATATAATAATTTACAAATGCTGGAATTTTTTTACCTTTATCAAAAACACCTCTAATACCATGTCTTATATCAACATCTTCACAAAATCCTGGAAAATCTGAAAAATTCCATCCATCAGATATTTTATTTGCTCCTTCATTTTTAGCATTTTTTTTAGCCAATCTTGTAAAAGACTGTATGGTTTTTTTAGCATTTTCTCCCATTTTTTTAGATGGAAATGAAAGAACAAATAATTTATCATTTAACATTAAAACACCAATCCAAGGCATTGCATCTCCTGATTTATATAAAAAAGCCTTTGATTTATTACATTTTACTTCTTCCCATTTATTTCCTGGAATATCAGTTAATTCTTCCATTTTTTTAATTTTTTCTTCTGTAAAAATTTTTGGAAGATAATTCTTTATTTCTTCATATATTTTTTCAACTTCATCTTTTGATAATTTACCCTCAATTAAATCATTAATTTTTACCGATTCATTCAATTTTACAATAATTTCTCTAATCATGTGTTCTCCTTTTTTTCTTTTATTAATATAGATGTAATACCTTTCTTTTCAATCTCAATTATTCCAACATTTTTTTAGGATTATGATAAGAACATCGCTTTTCTTATTCTTATTAATAATTTATCTTTATTTTCTTTAAGAATATCCATTTTATATAAATCTCTATATTTTAAATCAACCCCATATATATCTTTACCAAATTTTAATATGATATATCGATCATATTCTCTAAAATTTTTATCACTATAATATATTTCTGTCATAAAACTGATTAATTTTTCTGGACAAGAAAAATCTATATATTTCACTTCGTAGAATTTATTTAAACCATAAATTTTACCAGTAATAGAAGTTTTTTTCAATTCTGATATCTTTAATTGAAATTTAGGTTTATATAAAATAATATCAAATATATACACATTTTCTTTTGTCTTTTTGATTAATTTCAACATAAAAAGTTCTTTTGTTTTAGCATCATAACCAAAAGTTCTTTGAATATTAAATGCAATTGAGTCCTGTGCTTGCATAGTATGTGAAACACCAGATTTAAAAACAATAGCCATTATATCTATAAGTTTTTTATTATTTGTTTTTGTTTTTCTTATTTTATAATTTAAACCATTAATCGTTTTACCTTCAAACGAATATTTTATAGATTCTATTATTTCTTTTAGCATAAGTTTTCCTTTTTTATAATTATAACAAATTTTTTAAATTTTGTTAATATCTAAACTTGCTTTTTTAATATATTCTTTTCTTTTATCTGATTTTTTATTAGATAACCAATCATCTAAAAGTTTTTCATCTATATTTTCAATTTTTTTTATCATATTATTTAAACCATCATTTTTAATAATTTCAAGAAGTTGTTTTTTAGTCCATCTTCCAAGACCTTTTGCATATTGAACTTCTCTATTAGGAATATCTTTCATTGAATACCACCAATTTTTTAATTTTCCATTTTTTACTTCAAATGCAATTGGAGTATATAATCTATAGATTTTATCTTTGTATTCATTTAATAATTTTACTATATTTCCAATCAAAAGTAAATTAATTTTAAATCCATCCATATCTTGATCAGAAGCAATTATTATTTTTTCAAATTCTGTATTATTACAAATTTCTAATAATGTTTTCATTTCTTCATTTGAAAGAATCTTTTTCAAAGATACGTCCCATGCATTCAGAGGCACACCTTTTAATTCATAATATGCAAAATAATCTCTTCCTAAAATATTCATTAGAGAGCTTCTAGCTGATGTTCCTTCACATATTAAAAGATATTTATTATTTTTAATAGCAGGAAAATATTTATCAGAATTTATTTTTTTAGTTTGTCTTTTTAATTTTTTAAGTTCAGCATTTTCTTTTGCTTTTTCTTTTAATGTAAAATATTCTGTTATAGATAATATTAAATTTTCATCTTTTAATAACTTTTTAGCAATTTTATCCCAATCAATATTTTCAAAGAATTTATCAAAATCTTTTGGATTGTTTGTAACTTTAATTTTTTCTTGGCTTGAAAATTCAACATTTGGAAAAAATCTCATAATTAAAAGTAATTTCATTTTATTCTTAATATCAGCGGGTTTGATATTTGGAAATTTTTTAATGAGTTTTTCTCTTATTTTTGGAACAATTTTATTAAGAACATAATCAATAGGAGAACCACCATCTCTTGCATAAATCCCATTAATTATAAGACATTGTGAAAATTCATCATTTTCATTATGTTTAATTTCTAAATAAAAATTGTCTTTTTGAATATTTCCGAATATCATTTTAACTCCTTTAAATTTTTATTTTAATTTAAATTCCTTGATATTTAGACATAGAAACTTCAATTTTGATATGTCCATTTATAATTATTTCATATTTTTTTTCAAAAATAGAAACGCGTGTACTAATTGAAACATATTCTTTACTTTTTTTCTCATTTATTACTATTGATTTAATACCTTCTCTTTCTATTTCACATAATTCATCATCTTTTAATTCTTTTATTGCTCTGCAGACTTCAAATTCTTTCATCCAATAAATAACCTTACTATACCATTTAAACATTTTATTTTTATAAGCATCCCATATTGCTATTGAAATTTTTTTACAGAAATCACTTTCAACATCATTTAATTGTTTTCTAACAATATTTGCACACTCTCTATTATCTATTAATGCCAAAAGATCATTTCTTTTCATTCTTTTGAGTGCTTTTTTTATATCATCCAATAATTTTTTCCATAAAGATCTTAATTGTCTATCTGTTTTTGACTCAATTTTATACATATCATTTTTATTTTTTAAAAAAATATATATAATATCATCATCATAAGAATCATAAGAACTATAATCAAATATATCTTTAATTAATGATTTTAATTCTTTTTCATCCATATTTTTAAAAAAATCAACAATTTCTTTTACTTGCATCACTAAAGATTCTCTTTTTCTTGCTGCTTCGATAATTTCTTTTATCATAAAAATTCCTTTTAATATATAATTTAAAATTCTTCAAGATATATTATTCCATTTTTAATTTTTTTAAGTGGAATCCATTTACTACAAAATTTATCTTCATCACAATTATAAATTATTTCAATTTCATTATTTTTAATTTTACTTACATAAGATACAAATTTAAAATCTTTATAAATTAAAAATATTTTATCATTTGTTTTATAATCAGAAAAATTATTATTTTTTGATGTAGAATTAATAATATTTCTTAACATTTCTTCTTTATTACTTATAATTTTCATATTATCTATCAATAATTTTTTGATATTTTTTTCACTTAGATTAAATGTAAACAAATTTTTGATAATAAATCCTGATTGTATCAAATGAGTATCAACTTCAACTGCATCAGGAGTTCCTGCATATTCAACTTCTCTTAAAAGTATAGAAATTTTTATATTAATATTTTTTAAATCATTAAAACCTGCAAGATATCCTGGAATATAATGAATAAAATTATCATAAAAATATATTTCGCTAGAAACTCTAGCTGGTTTGATTTTATTTTTTGTATGTATATTTTTTAATTTATCATTTATAAAATCTGCTAATATTTTTTCTGCATATACTTCTAATAAACATAAACCTGTTAAAGCTTCTATTAAATCATTTTCTTCTACTTTTTCAATAAAATCTGGATAATCTTCTTTAAAATAAGAATATATAATAGAATAAATATTTGTATTATTATAATATTCATCACCAAATTTGCTAAAATTAAGTTTCATTCCTTTTTTAAAAACAGTATTTTGTAAAAAATCTGCGATTTTTTTTAATTTTGTTTTATTTTTTTTCAAATATTTTATTAATTTATCTTCTCTTTTTTCTCTTTCTTCTTTAGATATTCTTTCTTCATTTAAAGATCTAAAAATTTCTTTAATCATATTCTTTCCTTTTTACCATTTGATAAAATAATCTTTTAATTTGTCTGAAACTTTTTTCAAAATTAATTTGTCTTTATTTTCTTTAATCCATTTAATTATATCATTTTTTCCTTTAGCTATGACATTATCATTGTCATCAATCAATTTTACTCCTGTTAAAATAACAGAACTACCTTCATAATCTTCATAATCTTTTATATTTTCTTTAGATATTTTTTCCCATACAAATTCATAGACATCATAATCTTTTGAATAAAATCCAAAATATGATTCTATTCCTTCAATTAATTTTTCTTTTATATAATTTTTTAATTCTTCATATTCTTTTTCAGTAATCATATAATTACTTTCAAAAAATACTTCAATATCCCAATTGTTTTTTTCTATTACACAAATATCAATTTTATCAAATGTTTCTGTCTCATAAATATCAACTGCTGAACATTGACCCATAGATTCAATGATTTCTTTTAACATAAAAATTCCTTTTTATATTAAAATTATATTAATTTTTTTAATTTTTTTAAAACTCTGTCAATATATGATTCAGGAATGATATCATAAAAAATTTTATCAAACTTCACACCAATAGGATTTTTAATATCCAAAAGTTTTTTTATATCTAACATATATTTCAAATATGTCTTTGGAATTTTTCTTATAACTTTTTCATCAACATCTTCAAGTTTTTCATCTTTAATAGCACCAAAATAATACATCATCAATGTAGCACCAATTATTGGTTTATAAAGATCTAATGCACTATTGAAAAATTTCACACTTTGACTTGGATTTAATTCATATTCATCTTTTCCTATTTCATCATTTTTTATGCTTCTAGTTATTGTTAGAATACCATTTTTAGAATCATATTCAAAGTCTATTGATGAATATACTATCCTAGCACCTTTGTAATATATTTTCCATTCAAAAAATAAACAAGCAGTTTCATTAGAACAACGTGCAGCAGAAATATTAATTTCAAAAGGTGAATTACCTTTTTTTAAATGATTTTCAAATTTTTCTATATTTTTTTCCACTTTCTCATATTTTGGCCAATCACGAATAATATCATATATATTTTGTTTTGATTCAATTATTATTTTTTCTAAAATTTCACTAATCATAAATTCTCCTTTTTATTTTATTTAAAATTCAATATTATTGATTTTAATTAATTCTTTATTGAAATAAAATTTAATTTCAGGGTATGTCAATGCTAACATTTTTACTCTACTCTCGATTACTTTAATATCATTATTTGTAAAACCTTTTCTATTAAATTTTTCAAAGTCAGGCCAACTTTCTACTTTTACACCTGTTGAATTTGTTTTACTTTCTTTTTCTGTATATTCACTTGCATTGTTTGTCCATTTACAAACTACTTTAATACCATTATTTTTATTTTCTCCAATAAAGGTCTTTGAAAATACATTTGTTAAATAACTACCGACACCATTCATTCCAACTGATATTCTATCACCTTCAAAATTACTACCTGCTTTTGCAGTTCCCCATGCTATTTTGCACATCCATTCATTTTCTATTTTTTTGTTTGGAATACCAGGTCCATTGTCTTCAACAATAAAATGATCTTTTTGTATTTGAATTTTAATTTTTGGATTATTTTTAAATTTTGTATCTACAAAAGCATCAACAGCATTATCAATTATCTCTTCTACAATTTTAATAAGTGCTGGAACATAAGTTATTTCTTTTTCAATAAATTTATTGTCTTCAATGATATATCTTTTTTCAGATATTGGCTGTGTTGAACCAACATACATTCCAGGTCTTAAAAGAATATGTTCCCTATCTGTGAGTTTTTTAATTTCTCTCATTTTCAAACTCTTTCAATTGTTTTGATAAATTTTTAATTTCATTTTTAACCATTTCTTTTGTCCAAACAATTCCATCTGAAATTGAATACATTTCTCTTTGATAATCATAATGTCTTTTTATATCATCAAAAATATTATATAATTCAGCAAGTTTGATCCAATTTATAAAATCTGGAATATCTCCATAATGATGACAGTCAAATCCTATAAACCATAAAGGTGAATTAAGAGAATTTAAATGTCCAGTAAATGTAATTCCACCATGAACATCTAAATTATAAATTCTTTCATCTTCAATACTATCTTTTTCAAACAATGGATGAGCATCATTAATTCCAACATAACCAGTTCTTCCACCTATAAATGGATGAAATAAAACAACTCCTAAATAATTTTCGTCAGTAATAAATATTTCTTCAATAAGCATACCAATTTTTTTCATTTTAACTCCTTTTATTTTTTTATTATTTTAAATGAATAATTACCTAAATCTTTAAAATAGCATCCATTTTCTTTTAATGCTATCAACACATTTTTTGCATCAAAATTATGATTATTTATCCAACATTCAAAAGTATTATATAATTTAGAATTTTTTAAATCATTAAGCAAGATGTCAAAAAATTCTTGTAAATCTTTTACTTTTTTAATTTTTAATTTTATTTTTAATTCTATATAATCATATTTAACAAAATACCTATCAAGTAGATTTTCTAATTTTATTTTATCACAGTCAGTATCAATAATAATTAAACATTTCATTTTAACTCCTTTCTATATAAAATACATTCAGATTTCTAATTCTTTTATAATCTTTTCTTTTTATTCCATTTGTGTATTCAATTCTAAAATAAATTCTTAAAATTTTTCCTGATTTTGTTTTTATGTCATATATTATACTATTTAACATAATATTTTTTTCAATTGATATTATTTCTAAAAGTTCATCATCATTCATGATTTTTAAAACTCTATTCAACAGCGTATCTAATTTTACTAAATTTTCTTGTGAAATTTTTTTAAGTATTTCAAATGATCTGTTCATTTTAACTCCTTTTTTAATTACAGTATAATTATAACACATTTTCAAGTGAATGTAAACAAAAATTAATAGAAATTTTTTAAGTTTAATAAAATTCGAATTCAAAATTTATTTTTTCAGACAATTCTTTTATTCTTTTTGTCAATTTTCCAGATTTTGGATATTGTATATCTATATTATATATATCTTTTATTTGCTTTTTAAATTTATTAAAACTAGACTTTTTTATTTTTAAAGGTTTCCATTCTCTAGGATGAATAAGTGGAGTTTCTATATTTTCTAATTTTGAATATTTTTTTATATATTTAGACATATTATTTAAAATATCAGGCAATTTATTTTTTTCTTTATATTCTCTAGAACTTCTTAAAAATTGGTTTTCTATTTTTCCTAATATGATGTTACAATCTGAACAAATTAATCCTCTAATAAGTGTGGTTGTTTCAGGATACATAGATTTATGTTCTTTATGAATATGATCTATTACAGCATTTTTTTCTGTTAATTTAATTCCACAAATTTCACAATAAGGATATTTTTTTAATAATTTCAATCTATAATCTTTTAATTCAGATTTTTTTAATTTTTTTATTTCCATCATTTTTCCTTACCCCCGCCCCTCCCCCTCTGCCGGGGCGGGTATTTTTTAAATTATTATAGATTTACTGTGGCAGTGGAACGCAGTGGAACTGCCACGCACCACCAAGTGGTGCCTTCTATTATTTTTTAAAAGAGATTTAAGACACACACCTCACTACGCTGTCGCTCCGTTCGGTGTGTGTCTACACACTGTTCCACTTCGTTCCACAGTGTGTATCCATTTTTTATTTAATATATGTTTTTGTATTTTATTTTTTTATTATATTTTAAATTTTTTCTATATTCTATTTATATAGTATCACTTATAAGGATTCTAGAATCTTTTCTATATTCTATTTATATAGTATCACTTATAAGGATTCTAGAATCTTTTCTATATTCTATTTATATAGTATCACTTATCTATTTACATTTATGAGAAAATTTGTTATAATTTCAAAAAACATATATTAAATAAAAATAAAACAAGAAAGGATTAAAATGAAACTAATTGATATTCTTAATGATAAAAGTATTTTTTTACCTCATCCTGAGATTGTTAAAATATATTTAAAAGATGAGAATTTGAGTAGAAAAATAAGAAGAAATTTGAAGGGTAGTTATGCCTTCAATGAAGCTCTTAAAATTTCAGGTGCTCAATATTTGTATCAATATTGTTCTTTAGAGCACAAAGAAAATAAAAATAGTATTGTTTTTTCTAAAACAATTTTAAAAACTGTCTTGAATACTCATATACCTTCTAGACAAAGAGAATTTAGAATATTAGTAGAACATAATTTTGTTACACATAAAAAATTCATTGCAGGTCAATGGAATAAAAAAAGTGTGTACAATCTTAAAAAATTTAAACCTGCTGTTGTTGATATTAAAACAGCATCTGAAATACTTTTAGATGTATTTTTTTCTAAAAATATTGCTAATTATAAAAAATTATATTCTGAATATTCTAAATCTACATCTGCTAGAGATGTGAGAAGAGCAAAAGTAGTTGCTCTTCTTTCTAAAAAAGATTTAAAATGTGAAATTACTTCTAATAGATTTGTTGAAGTAATAGAACATGAGAACTTAAAAAAAGTTCTCAAATCAGAGCTAAAAAATGCAAAAAGAATTTTAGATAAAGCTCTGATTAGAAAACTTTTAAAATATACATTTGGAAATATTTGTATACTTCCAAGAAATATTAAAGAAACAAATAGAGATTATCATATACTCACTATTTTATCAAAAGAAACTAGACATAACCTTTTTATTAAAGAAATGGGTTATGTCGAAGTTGATATGATAAATAGTGGTTATTCAATTTTTACTTCTTTGTTTCCAGAAGCAAAATACTATCATGTATATTTACGTGACAGAAAAGATATTTTAGCAAAAGCTGAGAAATTTGATTTTCAGCTTGCTAAAAATATCAAAAAAACTTTTTTAGCCGTAATGTACGGTATGAATGTACCATTTCAATGGTATAACAATAAATTTTTTGATCAACTTTTTGACAAAGTTGATTTATCATTATTATTTAATAATAAAGAATTTTGGGAATTTTATGAATATATTGTTGATTTGATTTGGAATATATATAATGAAACTAAGAAAATAAGAAAAGATTTGTGGTTAAAAAAAGATTATATTATAAATAAATATAAATTACAAAACGTTACTAAAAAGAATATTTTAGCACTTGTAATTCAATCAACTGAATCTGAAATAATGGAAAATTTTAAATATTTTGTAAAATCAAAAGGATATCAAGTTTTTAGAATTCATGATGCTTTATTTATTAAAGGAACATTAAAAGAAGTACAAAAGTTGACAATAGATTTTGAAAGTTTGGAAACAAAAATATATAAACATATATCATTTAAGATAGAAATTTGATATAATAAAAGAAAAAAGGAGAAAAATGTATTTTGATGATATTAAAGTGACAAAATTATTAATGAAAGAAATAGAAGAATATAAAAAAGGAAAAAGAAAATCACCAAGTAATGAACTTACTCAATATTATTTAGATGTAGTAAATAATATATTAAAAAGCTCAAAATATGCATTTTACACAGATGACTGGAAAGAAGAATTTTTAAGTTATGCTTCATATAAATTTGTAAAATACTGGCATACATTTAAAATAAATAAATCAAAATCAAATTTTAAAAATGGAAAGTTAAAAACAGAAAATTTAAAAGGTGCATATAACTTTTTTACAAGTTTAGCAATTTCAGCAATTCATTATGTTATTAGAAATTTTAATAATGAAAGAAAAAATAAAGAAGAATTAGCAAATGAATATAATAATTTTTGGCATCAGGAATGGTATCTTAAAAATAAATTATAAAAATAAATTATTAAAATAAATTAAAACAGGAGAAAAAATGAGTAAAATACATTTAATTGATAATTTCAGAGAATTAATTGAAAATGGATTGCATAAAAATGAAATAATGAAAAAATTGAATATATCTGAAAGAACATACTATAGATGGAAGAAAAAAATTAATTATGAAAAACCAAATCCACCTACATTAAATAGAGCAATTGATGATATTATAAAAACAAAAAAAGAAATATTTGAATATGAAAAAAATAAAGAATTATATTATAATGGAATTCCTATTAAATTTAAAGAAGATAAAAAAATAGGAATCATATTTATGGGAGATCCACATTTAGACAATCCTAAAACTGATTTGGAATTGTTTGAAAAACATATGAAATTAGCAAAAGAAACAGATGATGTGTATCTTATTGGATTGGGTGATTATTTAGACAATTGGGTTGGATATTTATCAAAATTATTTAGTGAACATCATATCACACAAGATGAAGCATTAGCTATAATCAAATATTATTTTGAAGATGTTCATTTTCTTGCTGCGATTGTTGGAAATCATGATAAATGGAATTTATTTGAAATATATTTTAGAGAAATAATAGGAGAAGATACAATAATAGGAGATGAAATAAGATTAAAATTACAATTTCCAAGCAATGAATTTACAATAAGAATGAGACATAGCTTTTCAGGAAGAAGTCAATATAATCCAGCATTTCCTGCTGTAAAGCAAGCAATATTTAATTTACCTGATGATATTATATGTATGGGACATACGCATCAGCTTGGATATCAAATTTGGCCTCAACCCTATAGAAAATTAAGTCATTGTTTTGTTGTTGGAAGTTATAAAAGATATGATGAGTATGCTAAAAAATTTATGACTCATGATACTAATTTGTCACCTGCAGTTTTTGCAATTGTTGATCCAAAAGATAAATCTCTTGACAATATAAAAATATTTTTTGATGTTGAAAAAGGTATAGAATTTTTCAAAAAAATTAAAGATTGATTATTTACAAATTAATAAAAATATGTTATAATGATAAAAAAATAAAGGAGAATAAATGATTAAAGAAATTATTGAAAAAATATCTGTTAAAAATATAGAGCAAGGAGAAGTAATTACTCCTATTGATACATTTAAAACTAAAGAAGTATTTTGTGACAAAGAACTTAAAAATAAATGTAAAGAAACTGAATTTAAAAAAGGTGATGAATTTGAAATCCAAATCGAAACGTCTAATGAATTAGTTGCTTTTGTTAAAAATAAAAATGTTTATGTTGTTATAGATAAAAATGATTTAAATGAATTTGAAAATGTAGATTAAGGAGTTAAAATGATTAATTTAGAATTAAAAAATATTGATGCAATAGTTCCTGAAGATGCATATGAAATTTCAAAAAAAGATTTTAGAAATGTAATTAAAGATTTTATTAAAAAAATAAAATCAATGAATAAAAAAGAAGCTGAAAATTTTATTTTAAAAAATAAAAGATTAGCAATTTTATCTAGATTAGAAACATCTCATTTTGAAGAATTTTTTAAATTTTTACATAATATTGAAAAAAATGAAAATATAAAAGGTAAAACAGTAATTCAATTAATAGAAAAATTAATTGAAAAAGTTGATGATAAAACATTTTTAAAATATGTAAATCAAGAATATTTTAAAAAATTAAAGGATGTTGATGAAATCTTTAAAGAAGATTAAAGAAGAATTACAAAATCAAAAATATAAAAAGAGAGATTATAATATTCTTAAACATATAAGAAGAGAGATTAATCTCTCTTCTAGAGCAACTAAAAATAAGAAAAAATATTCTAGAAAAATAAAACATAAAAAAATGGAGTTATTATGAAAAAAATATTTCTAATTTTATGTTTGATTATTCAAATATTTGCATTAGACAATATACAATTAAACATTATAAAAACTGCATACAAAACTGCTTCAAAATACAAAACTTTTGATGGTCATATCTTCAATGATACTATAGCTTCTATAACTCTCACAGAAAGTTCAGCTGGAAAATATTTAATTGGTGATAATTATATAAATGGAAAAGAAAAGCCATTTATTATGAAATCATTAGGTGTATGTCAAGTAAAATTAGAAACTGCTATTTTAATAATATCTAAATATCCAAATTATTTTGATAAATATATTAATTTGATTCATAAAAATAAATATGCATTTAAAAAATATTGGAAATATTTAATGAATATACAATATTTTTCTTATTTAAAGAAAAAGTATGAGAAAAGATTAAAATTAAATATAGGAAATAGAAAAAGAAATATAAAAATATTGAGATGGATTAAAAAAGAATTAAAAGCAAATAAAAATAAATTTAAAAAATACAAAAAGTATTATTATAAAGATTTAGAATTAGCACAAATTCTTCTTTCAGATATAAAATTTAATATTAAAATAGCAACATTTTATTTAATTTATAATTATGAAAATGCTATTAAAAAAGGATATAAAAATCCTTGGTTTGTTGCAATAAGTAAATATAATGGAGGTTATTATAACAGACGTTATTATAATAAAATTATTAAAAATATGAAAATAATTAGAAAATTAAAAAAAGAAGGTAAACTTAAATAAATTAAATAAAGTTTTGAAATAAAATATTTTAATATTATTGAAATTTTGATATAATTAATAAAAAGGAAGTTCAATGGCAAGAAAACCTAAAAATCCTAATGATATAAAATTAATCAAATACAATATTGCAAAAGCTAAAAGATTGAGCAGAAGAAAATTGTATGCAAAATATATGACTCTTATTGAAAAAATGAACATTGATGAAATTATCAATTTAATAAATAAAACTGATAAATATTATGCTGAAAAAATTGATGACAAACATTTAATACTATATTATAAAAAGCATCCACTCATTGAAAAATATGATTATGTTAAAATAAATGAATTTTATATTTCACAAGCTAAAAATTTGATAAAATATATTACTGATTTTAAAAAATATATAAATGAAGAAGTATTGAATGAAGAAAATAATAAAATTAAAAACAGTATAAAATAAAAATTATTTTTAGAGCCTCTCTGGAGGTCTTAGGTACATTTTATTGTTTTTGATATATTTTTATATATCAAAATATTAAAATCTCTCTAAGTTCATCTCTGATGAAATTTTATAAATTTTACAAAACTTTACAAATTTCTTTTAATTTTTATTTACATTTATTTAAAAACATGTTATAATTTTATTGTAAATAAAATAAAAAGGAGTTAAAATGAGTTTAACAGTAAAACAATGGAACAAACATAAAAAAGCTATCGTATGGCTTTATAAACAGCCAAAAGGAACTAAAATTTGGTTTAAACGTGATGAGAATAGTGAATGGAAATTAGTAAGATATCCAACGTGGAATGAAAATTACAAATATGTAATTAATGATGAATATGCTGAATTGCGCAAAGCAGTTGCAAATGGTAAAACTATTCAATATTTTAATGCAGCTGACAATATATGGATTGATAAAAAAATAAAAAATCCTAATATAGATTTTAATTCAGAAATTAAATATAGAATCAAACCAAATTGATTCTATTTTTTAATGATTTTATAAATCAATTTATAAGATATTTTTTAAAAAAAAATATGAGGAGTTAAAATGGAAGAAATTATGGTTATAACAAATGAATTCAATGAAGAAACCGCTCTTGAAGCAGCAGCATATAAAGCATCTATTATTTACCAAAATTTGTATGAAGAGTGTGAAGAATATTCTACTGAAGATATAGAAAATTGTGTATATGAAAAATTATCTATAAATAAAATTAGAGTTATTTTAACAAATAATGATTTTACAAAGAAAAAAAGATATATATTTGATATTTATACAACATTGAATGAAGCACAACTTAGAGGATTGATTTAAAGGATTGATAAAGAGTTGATTTAAAGGATTGATAATGAAAATAGTATTATTAGGAGATACACATTTTGGGATTAAAAATTTTAATAAAGAATTTTATAAAAATCAAATTGATTTTTTTGAAAAACAATTTTTTCCTTATTTAATAGAAAACAATATCAAATGTGTTTTTCAATTGGGAGATTTATTTGATAACAGAAAAATAATAGATATTGATTTTTTTCAAAATTTTATAAATGATTTTGGAAATTTACTAAAAAAATGGAATGGCAAATTTTATGTACTTACTGGAAATCATGACATATATTATAAAAATACAAGAGAAATATCTTCACTTAATATTCTTGAAAAATTGATTCCTATTATTCATATCAATGAAGATACTATAATTGAAATTGATAATATTAAATTTGCATTAATTCCTTGGATTACTGTAAATGAAAAAATATCTGAAGAAAAATCAAATGAAATATATAATTCTGATTATATTTTAGGACATTTTGAATTTGCTGGTTTTCAAATGATTAAAGGAGTTGAAAATAAATCTGGAATGAATCCAAAAGATTTTAAAAATTTTAAAGCAGTATTTTCAGGACATTTTCATTTAAGACAAAATAAAGGAAATATTTATTATATTGGAACTCCATATCAATTAGATTGGAATGATAGTGGCGATGATAAAGGATTTTATGTTTTAGATATTAAATTAAATCAATTAGAATTTATAGAAAATAAATTTTCTAAGAAATTTGTTAAATATGTAATTACAAAAGACATAAATTTAAATGAATTGAATTTTAATTCAAAGAATGAATACAAGATAATTCTCAAAGATAAAATTGATATAAAAGAATTTTTAGAAAAATTAAAAGAAAATAATATTAAATTTTCATTGATTGATAAAACAATAGATTTTAAAGTTTCAAATGAAATTAAAACAATAAATCCAGAAAAACTATTATTTAGTAAAATAGAAGATGAAAAAACGAAAGAAATAATGAAAGAAATATTAAATGAAGCAAAACAATTATTAAAGGATTAAAATGATATTAAAAAAGTTAAAATTTAAAAATGTATTATCTTATGGAAATAATTTTACTGAAATAGAATTTAAAAATGGAATAGATATTGTTTATGGTCCAAATGGTAAAGGAAAGACAAGTGCCTTTTTAGATACTCTTACATTTGCATTTTTTGGAAAACCATACAGAAAAATTAAGCAAGGTTCATTTATTAATAATAAAAATAAAAAAGAATTGTTAGTTGAAGTAGAATTTGAAACAAACAAAGAATATAAAATTATAAGAGGATTAAAACCAAATATTTTTGAAATATATTACAAAGAAGGCAACAATTGGAAACTAATTCCTCAAGACAGTCATGTTAAATTATATCAAGAAAAATTAGAAGAAATTCTAGGATTTAATGAAATATTGTTTAGACAAATTATAGTTCTAGGTGCTAATATAAATATGAAAAATTTTGTAGATTTATCACAAAAAGAAAAAGAGGAAATATTTCAAAATTTAACAAATACATATATTTTTAATTTAATTGTTCAAATTGCAAAAGAAAAAAGAAAAGAGTTAATTACTGAAATTTCTAATTTAGAATATAAGATTTCTGAGTTAGAAAGTAATATTAAAAATTTAGAATTGGAATATGAAAAAATCAAAAAACAAAATGAAGAAATAGCAAAAAATAAAGATGAAAAAATAAAAGAAATAAATGAACAAATAAATGTTTTACAAAAAAAGTGTAATCAAATTAAGGATAAATTAAAAGAAAAAGAAACATTATCTTCAGAGTATGAAAAATTGCAAAATTCATATGATAATCTCAAAGAAAAATATGATAAAATTATAATGATAGAAAATTCATTGAACTCTAAAATAGATGTTTATCATAATTCAGAAATAATTGAGTGTCCTAAATGCAATCATAAATTTAAAAATATAAATATTGATATAAATGATTTACAAAATAAATTGAAAACAATTAAAGAAAAAAAAGAAAAATTACATATTGTATTAGAAGATTTAGATGTAAAATTATCCGTAATAACAGAAAAATTAGACAAATTTAAATTATTAGAAAATAAACTTTATGAAATTGAAATAAAATTAAATGAATTAGAAAATCAAAAAAAGATTTATGAAAACACTAAATTGATTGAAATAGATTATGAATATTTGGATAAGAAGAAAAAAGATTTTAAAAAATTTAAAAAACAATTAAATGAAAAAAATGAAATTAAAGAAAAATATGATTTCATTATTCAATTAATTACTAAAGGAAATTTAAAAGATATTATACTTCAAGAACAATTGCCTTTATTGAACAAATTTATAAATGAATATTTAGAAAAATTTAATGCAGATTTTAATTTTATTATAGAAGGAAATTTAAAAGAAAAAATAATTAGAAAAGGTGAAGATTTTGAATTTAATCAATTAAGCAATGGTCAAAAACAAAGAATAGTTTTAAGTCTTTTATTTGCATTTCTCAAATTAATGGATACAAATGGATATAAAATAAATATTCTTGTTTTAGATGAATTTTTAGACAGTTCATTAGATGAAGAGGGGATTCAAATAATCATAGATATATTAAAAAATGAATTTACAAAGCATAAGAATATTGTTATAATTACACATAATAGTACAATATTAAGCAAAATAGAATCTGATAGAATTTTTGAAATAAAAGAAGAATTTGGATTTTCAAAATTGATAGAAAGGAGTTAATATGTACTTAGAAAAATTTATAGAATATATAAATAAATATCAAATAGAAGATGAGTCTTTATTGAATTTATTAATGGATTTTATTGAAGAAAATGAAATTCCTTTATCTGAAATGATTGATGAAATAAAGGCAGACAAAGAATTCAAAAAAATTTTTTATGATGATTTAGTCAAAAATGGGGAAATATATTTTAAAGACAAAAATTCAAAAAAAATAAAAAGGCCTAAAAAACATAATTTAAATTGGTAAATATTAAGGAGTTAAAATGACATATTATGAATTTTATAAATTGTGTCATGGTTTGTATATAACATATCACAATTCTTTTGATAAACCAGTTTTAACTACTAGGCATAAAAGAGATAAAATGGATGAAATGAAATATATTGTTCCATATGAAAAATTTAAAAACAAACATAGAAAAACAATTATTTTATCTGGTATTTATGTGATATTCAATAAATCACCAGCTTCATTTAATAAATTTTTACAAGATTTGAGAGAATTAGATTTTGATGAAATAAAAAAATTCAAATATGATATAAAAATGCATGAGACATACATAAAAAAAGATATTAAATTATTAAAAGAAAAATTGATAACTACAAAAGAAGAAGCAATACAACTTTTTTTAAAAAATGAAATTAAATTTTATTCATTGTATTTTTATTTAAAAGCAAAAAATGAATTTGAAGCTCTTAAAAATTCTAGAATATATAAGACATTATATAAAAGATTAAAATTTATAATGCTTTTTTTAAATTTTGATAAAGAAAATATTATAAAATCATTTGAAAAACTATAAAGGCAATAAAATGAACATATGGGTAGAAAAATATAGACCTAAAAATATTGATGAATTGATTTTTCCTGATGAATTTAAAAAGAAATTTAAGAAATATATGGAAAATGATATTCCTAATATTGGATTATTTAGTTCTATTCCAGGAACAGGAAAAACAAGTTTGGCATATATTATTAAAAATGAATTAAAAACAGAAACTTTGTGGCTTAATGGTTCTAAAGAAAACAATATAGATACATTTAGATATAAAGTAAGTGATTTTGCTAGTAAAGTTTCAATGAATGGAAAATATAGATTAATAATAATAGATGAATCTGATTATTTGACTTCTGCATCACAGGCACTTTTGAGAAATGATATAGAATCATTTTATCACTCAGCAAGATTTATATTTACTGGAAATTATCCTGATAGAATTATAGAACCATTGTTGCAAAGACTTGAAATTTATAATTTTGATGAAATTTTTAAAGAACACAAAAAAGAATTAGCAAAACAGATTTATGAGAAATTAGTGTTTATTTTACAAAATGAAAATATAGAATACAATAAAGAAGATATTATTAAAATAATAAAGGCATTTTATCCATCTGTTAGAGAAATGATTATGTTTATTCAAAAAAATGTTATAGATAGTAAATTAAAATTTACAAAAATAGACAATACAAATTTATACTTAGATATTTTATCAGAAGTTAAAAATAAAAATTTTATCAAATTAAAAGAATTAATAGAAGAAATATCAAATCCTGAAATATTTTACAATTATATGTGGAAAAATTTAGAAAATTTGATTGAAGGAGAAGATTTATTAAAAGTGTCAATTTTATTGTCAGATTATTATGAACAACATCAAAAGGCAAAAAATAAATATATTCCACTTCTAGCTTTTCTAGTCAAATTAATGAAAGAGAATGTAAAAATAAAGATATAAGGACCTCTCTGGAGGTCTCTGATGAATAGAAATCATTTTGATATATTTTTATATATCTTTTATAGAAATCATCTCTGAATTCATCTCTGATGAAATTTTAAAAATTCTTAAAAATATTTACATTTACAAGAAATTTTATTATAATTATCAAAAATAAAGGAGATTTAAAATGACATACGAAGGAAATAGAATTTACAAATTAAGATTTCCTATTGGAAATTTGACTGAAATATTAGAAGATGATATTTTTTCATTATTAGATGAAATAAAAGATGAAATGAATATTAATATTGCATTTAAAGAAAAAGTTTTAAAAATTTTGGATATTGATTCAATTATAAAAGATGAAAAAAATTCATCTTATGAAGAAGGATATGAAGAAGGATATAATGAAGGATATGGAATAGGATATGAAGAAGGATATAATGAAGGATATGAAATAGGGCATAGTGATGGATATGAAAGAGGATATGAAGAAGGAGAAGAAAAATGCTTTTAAATATAATTGAAGAATTAAAATACAGAAATTTAAAGACAGATTCTAAAATTGTAAAAGGTTGGTCCGAAAAATTTGATATTGAACCAAAATATCTTATATGGTTTTGGAAAAGAGCAATATGTACTTTTCTCCAAGATGGAAAAAAAGGGTGTAAGCCAAAAGATTCAGATTGGCCTATTATTGTAAATATATTTAAAGCTGAAGTAAAAAAATATCTTTCAAAATTAGATGATGAAATAAAGTATATCATTAAAAATCCAACAATTGATGGAAAAAAAGCTAAAATTCATTATGATGAAGCTAAAAGAATTTCACTTGAAAAAAAAGTTGAAGAATATAAGAAAGAAATAAAAGAATGCTGCAATAGATGTAAATCAATATGTGAAACATAAGGAGTGAAATTGGATATTATTTTTATATTTTGTATTTTCATTTTTATTTATATTATTTCATATATGATACTTAAAATTTAAGGAAAAATGATGGTGTTAGAATTGTCAAGATATGGGACTCTTTATTCATCTGTGAATGAATTAGAAAATTGTGTAATACCCATTAAAGATATATCTATTATTTACGATCCATACAGTTTGACATGCATAATAAATAGAAAATACACAATTTTATTTGATTCATTAGATGAATTGATTGATTTTTTTGAAGATATTGTAGAAATAATGAAAAGAAATTATCCAGAAGATACAAATTTATATCAAAAAGCTTTAGATAAACTTATAGACATTAAATATGAAGAAGGAGGCAAAGATGGGAATTTATGAAAAATTAGCTAAAAATAAAAATTTAAAAGAATATATAACAGATATTTCAGAGAAATCATTGAAACTAAAAGAAGATTTTATTTCTACTGGAATTGCTACTTTAAATATTCTTTATTCAGGAAGAATAGATGGTGGTATTCCTAAACATAAAATTTCTATGATTGCTGGGGAAACCCAATCTGGAAAATCTTTACAGTCAGTATATCTTATAAAACAAGCTTTGAAAAAAGGAATGCAAGTATTTTATATTGATACTGAGTTTGCTATGAATGAAGTAATGATAAACAATTTCAAACTAGAAGATGCAATTAAAGACAAACAATTGATAATTATCCCTGAAAATGATATTACACAAGTAAAACAAATTGTCGCAAATTTAAAAGATGAACTTGATTTTGATGAAAAAGAAAACAGTCTTTTAATAATTGACAGTTGGGGAGGATTAGTGAATTCAAAACAGCTTGATGATGCAATGTCAGGAAAAGATGTTGCTGATTTGCAAACAACAAGAGCAAAAAATGGTTTAGCCAATTTATTATTGACACTTCACCCTATGACTATTTATATTGTAAATCACGTATATCAAGGAATAGGTAGTTTTGTTCCTACAAAAGAAATATCAGGAGGAAGTAAAATTCAATATGTTGCAAGTGCTATTGTTAAAACTACTTCTCAAGCAAAAGATAAAGATGGTAATGATGTTATAGGTAAAGTTGTAACTGCCATTACAGAAAAAGGAAGATATGTCAAGCCTCATACAAAATTAAAATATCTTATAAGATTTGATGGTGGAATTCATCCATATTATGGTCTTTTAGATGATGCATTAGAAGGAGGATATGTCATAAAGCCTAATTCAGGATGGTATACTAGACCTTTCTTAGAAAATGATAAAAAATGGAGAGAAAAAGAAATTTGGGAAAATTCAAAAGAATTTTGGAGACCAATTTTAAAAGAAACAGATTTTCCTGAATATATAAGAAAAAAATATGAATTAGGTTCTAAAGATTCATCTGAAATTGAAATGCTTGACATTTAAGGAAAAACAATGTTAAATGATTGGATAGAAAATGAGAAAACAAAAACTGAAAAAAATAAAAAGAACAATAAAAAGAATATTGAAAAAAACAAAGAAGACAAATTTGATTTATTTAAAGTAATATATTCAGCATTTAACAAAAAGTACAATCCATCAAAAGAAGAAATTGAAAAAATACCTGAATATATTTTACATAATATTTTAGCAAATGATATAAGAATGCTTGATTTTGCATTCTTATTTACTGTTAAAAATATTCCAATATATTATCAATATAAAACATTGAGACAACTTCCAAATATTTTTATAAAATATCCTAAAAAGAAAAAAGAAGATGAATTTATTTCATTTGTTTCAGATTATTTTAATTGTAATTATAAAACTGCAAAAAGATATTTAGAATTTTTATCTGAAAATGAAATTAATTTTTTGAAAAAAGAGTATGAAATTCAAAGGAATAAAAAATGACATTTAAAGATATTTTAAAAATTATTGAAACTGATGAATTTTTAAGAAAAATATGGGATGAAGAAGTTGAATTATATAAGCATTATAAGAAAATTAATGAAAAAAGAGGAATAAGTTATATAAAAAATATGTGTTATTATGATATAATAAATAAATGCAATGAAAAAAGAATTAGCATAAGCAATGAAGACAAAAAATTAATAAAAGAGTTTATTGATTATTATTTTGATAATTTAAGGAGTTAAAATGAAGTTACTTACGCACAATGATTTAGATGGATATGGATGTAGATTTGTATTAGATAACATTTATAATTTTGAGACTATTATTCATTCAAATTATGAAGATATTTCAGAATATTTAAAAGCAATTAAATTAAATTCAAAAGATAAGATTCTTTTAATTACAGATTTAAATTTTAAAAAAGAAAATATTAAAGAAATGTTAAATTTATTAAAAGATGGATGGAAAATAAGATATTTTGACCATCACAAATATGATGAAAATATTTTAAAAATTTTTGAAAAATTAAAAAAATATGATTTCAAATATATAATAGACACAAATAGAAGTGCCACAAAAATTGTTTTTGATACATTTAAACATAAATTAAAATTAAATGAACAAAAATTAAAAAATTTAACCAGTTTGGTTGAAATAATTAATACCTATGATTTATGGAAACTTGAATCACCATTATGGGATAAAGCATTTGCTATAAATAATATTTTTTATCTTGTTGGTGAGAATAATTTTTATAGAAAAGTAAGCAAAAATGAATTTGTTATTCTTAATGAATTCAAAGAACAATATAAAGAATATATAAAAAGAAAAAATCAATATTTTAATTATTTGAAAGAAAAAGGAAATATTATTGCAAATGATAATATATTATTAGTTATAATGGAAAGTTATGAATTTAGTTCTTTTGTCACATTTGAATTTCCAAATTATCAACATTATATTATTGTATATCCATTTGCAAACAGAATATCATTAAGACACAGAGATATTTCAGAAGAAGAAATGGAGAAAAAATTTAATAAATTAATTCAAATTACTCATCCTAAAATTAATTCTATTGGAGGACATTTGTTTGCACAAGGAATCACTTTATATAATGATACAAAAATAGAAGATTTATATGAAATTATAGAAATGATAGGAAATATATTAAAATAACCTCTCTGGAGGTTTCTGATGCATTTTAATGTTTTTGATATATGAAATTATATTTTTTTATATAAATTATCTCTGAATTCATCTCTGATGAAATTTTAGAAATTATTAGATTTGATTTAATTTTTTATTTACATTTATCTGAAAGTATGTTATAATTTTACATGATAAAACTAAAAGGAGTTAAAATGAAAAAAATTATTTATTTTCTATTTATTGTAGCTGCATTTTTCTACATAAATTACAAACTAAATCCTATTAATAAAATCAAATCAGGAAAATATGAATTATTGTGTGAATTTAAAGATGGTGAAAGAATAGTTCCGGAAAACAAAATTGTTTCTTACATTGATGAAGAAGACTGTTGGTCATTTACAAATGGATATGCTTGTAATTGCAAATTAATAAAAAGGAATTAAAATGTTCGTAATAGAAAACAAAAAACATTTTTATTTTGTGGGATTTTTAAATATTCCAGTAGAAATTTATATAGGTGAAAATGGTGCTACTATTTTATTTTTTGATGATTATAAATTTGTATATAAAGAAAAAATATCTAAAAATAAATTGAATAGTCTTCAAATTTGGTTGTTTTCTAAAGAAATTTATAATATAATAAAAGATGGAATTATTTTAGAAGATTTTGAAGAAACTTTTTCTTATACAGTTGAAAAATATTTTAAGGAATGAAAATGAAAGTTTCAAATTTTACATTAATATTTGCATTTAGATATGCTCTCGGAAGAATGAGTACTGCACCTTCTATAGTGGTAGAAGATATTTTAAACAATTGGGATAAATTGACTGATTATGAAAAAAGTGAAATTAAAAATGAAATTAAAAAAGCAATCAAAGAAAATAGAGCAGGAATGAAGTGTGATATTGAAGAATGGAAAAAAATATTAAAGAAAAATTAAAATAAGGATTTTTAATGAATGATATTGAAATCACAATTATTAAAGCACTTCTTTTTGATTCTAAATATTTCGGTATTGTATATCCTTTTTTAGAAGAATCTGTTTTTTCAGATATAAAATTAAGAGAAATATTTAAATACATAAAAAAATATTTTTTAGTATATAACAAACATCCATATTTTAGAGATTTTGTATTATTTTTTAAAAATGAATCAGAAAATATACCAGAAAAATTTAGAAAAGAATTAATAGAAACAATAAAACAAATAAAAGACACAGATTTACCAGAAAATGAAGATGTTCTTTACAGAGAAACAGAAAAATATATTAAAAAACAAAGACTTACTGAAGCAATTTTAAAATCTGCAGAATTAATAGAAAAAAATAAAGAATTTGATAAAATTCTAGGCATCATAGAAGAACCATTGAAAATTGATTTTGATATGGATATCGGTCATATATACAATGAAAACATCAAAGAAAGATTTGATTATTATCATACTAAACTTCTTGGAATTCCACTAGGAATTACATCTATTGATAAAGATTTGGCAAATGGTATTATTAAAAAAACATTAAATATAATAGTTTCTCCATCTCATGGAGGAAAAACAGCATTTATGATTAATTCAACTGCTAATTTTATATTGAGACAAAAGAATGTTATATATTATACATTAGAAATGTCTGATTTAGAAATTTCAAAGAGAATAGATGCAAATCTTTTAGGAATACCTATTAATAAATTGAAAGAAATTGATTATAATACATATGAAGAAAAAATAAAATCTTTAGGAAATATTGGTAAATTATTAATAAAAGAATATCCTGCAGGATTTTTAACGACAACAAGAATAAAATCTCATTTACAAAAATTAAGAGCTAAAGAATTTATTCCTGATATTATTGTAATTGATTATTTAGGATTAATGGCATCAAGTAGAATATCTTTACATAATGCTGGGAGTTATCAATATTATAAATCTATAGCTGAAGAAGTGCACGCACTGAGCAAAGAATTAAATATTCCAATTTTAACAGCATTTCAGTTGAATAGAAGTGCTTATAATAATATAGATTCAGGAATGGAAAACATATCAGATTCTATTGGTATTGTTCAAACTGCAGATACAATTATTGCTTTATTGTCAGATGAAAAATTGAGAAATGAAGGCCTTGTTTTAGCGAAATTTTTGAAAAATAGAATTGGTGGAAAATTAAGTCAGCATCTTTTAAAATTTGAACCTCAATTCATGAGATTCTATGATGCTGAAGATGATTCTGAACAAAATAATGAAATACAAGTTCCAAGTATTACAGATTGTTCTATAGATGATTTGATATTTGGATAAGGAGTAAAAATGAAAGAAGCATTAGAAGGTGTTTTTAGAAAAAAATGGGAGTATTTTTTAAGAAAAAACATAAATGGAATTTCTATTTTTTCAAAACCAAACATTAAAAGAGCTGCCTTTATAGAAGATCCTAATGGAACTTGGAGTTATATTTTAGATTCAAACATTAAATTTAATTTAATAACTGGAACATTAAATGAATTAAAAGAAATAGAAAATTATGCAAAATTAAAAAAATTAAGATTTTTTTATTTAAAACCTGATATATTATTGTGGCATAAAAATTGGAAAGAAAAAAATCATGCTGAAATAAATATTTGGTATTTAGATATAGAAGCAATCCATCCTGAAAAAGCAGAATTTCCAGACGTATTTTCTGGACAAATTCCTATTACTCATATACAAATTTTAGACAAAAGATTAAATACTGCATTTATTTTGATGTGGAAAGACATATCAAAAAAGAAAAAAATAGAACTTCAAGAAAAATATAAAGATATTAATATTAAATTTATAATATGTGAAGATGAATATGATTTATTTAAAAAATTTATTAAGTTGTTACATAAAAGAAAACCAACAATAATAACAGGATGGAATGCAGAAACATTTGACTTTCCATATATTACGATAAGAGCAGCAGTTTTAGGTTTTGATATTAATGATTTTTCTTTGTTAGAAGAAACAGAATTTTTTGATTTTAAAGAACATGATAGAGATAAAAGAAAAGTAAAATGGACAGGTACGTATCTTATTGATATGATGGATGCATTTAAAAAATTTACATTTAAAGATTTTAAATCATATTCTTTAGATAGTATAGTAAAAAGTGTTTTAGGAACAGATAAAGGCAAAGTAGATTATGGTGAAGATAAAACAATTAGACAATTTTTTATAAATAATTATGAAAAATTTACAGATTATGCTATTATGGACATTATTTTATTAGATGATTTAGATAAAGCATCAGGATTGATGTCTTTGATTCAAATGATGGCTGAAATGATGGGAACAAATTATGACAATATATTTGGTACTGTAAGACCTTGGACAGACTTATTGACTCATCTTGCATTAGAAGAAAAAATGGTTGTTCCAAATGAATCTGAATATAATGATCATAGACCAATTGTAGGAGGATTTGTAAAAGATCCTTTAAAAGGATTGCACGAATGGTTGTTTTCATATGATTATAATTCTTTGTATCCATCTATACAAGTAAGTTTTAATTTAAGTCCAGATACATATATAGATGAAAAATATCTTCCAAAAGAAGCAATAAATATTTTAAGAAGAATAAATGAAAATGAAGATATTCTTTTAAATAATCCTAATTTATTTGATGAAATAGAAATTATATGTAAAAAATATAATATAGAGTTTGGTGGTTTAGGATTTTTTAAAATTGATAAACAAGGAATTTTACCAAAAACACTTGAAAGTTTTTATTATCAGAGAAAAGAAGAAAAAACAAAAATGCTTTTAGCTGAAGCTATATTATCAAATAAAGCATCTATAAAAATGTCAGTAAATGAAATAATTGAAAATATTGAAAAAGGTGAAATCAATTGGAATAATGTTTATGATATTGAAATAAAAGACAAACAAAACATTAAAGATTTAGAAAGTTATATTAATTTAAAAAATACCATACAAATGGCTCTTAAAATTAATATTAATTCAGAATTTGGAGCATTAGATAATAAGCATTTTCCTGTATCTAACAGAAATATTTCAGGAAGCATTACATTTATTGGAAGACTTCTTAATAGAATAACAGGTAAAAATATTTCAGAATATTTAGCAAAAAAATTTGGTGGAAATCCAAAAGATTATTGGATTTATGGAGATACTGATTCTGGATATTTAAAATTATCTAATAAAATTGTTTATGAATTGACTAAAAGTGAATTTAGTTTTCAATCTATTGAAGACATGAAATATGATGAATTAAATATTGATGACAAAAGAAAATTTATAAATATAATTTTAGATTTTATCAATAATGAAATACAAAAAGTGATTAATGATTCAATTGAATATATTAGAAATAAATTTAATTCTTTCAAAAAAGGATTTATGGGAGCAAAAGTAGAAAAAATTGCTCTTAAAGGTTTTTGGACAGCTAAAAAAAGATATGCATTATTAGTAATATATGATGAAGGAAGTTATTATTTAGAAAAACCTAAAATAAAAGTCACAGGTCTTGAAACTGTTAGAAGTTCTACTCCAGATTATGCGATTAATATTTTAGAAAAAGCATTGTTTATTATACTTACAAAAAATGAAAAAGAATTACAAGAATATTTAGAAATAATAAAATCAGATTTTTTTAAACAAAAACCAACTCAAATATGTGAAGTAGTAAAAATAAATAAACTTCAATATCAAAAAGATTCTAGAGGATATTTTAGAATAAATGAAAAAGGAATGAGAATTGGTGCTCCTATGAATAGCAAAGGTGGCATCAATTATAATGAATTAAGAAAAAAATATAATTTAGAAGAACAATTCCAAGAAATAGAAGAAGGTTCAAAAGCATATATTGCAAAATTAAAAATTCCTAATCCTGAAAATATTGATGTTATTGCATTTTATGAAGATGAATTTTTAGAAGAAATTAAATTAGACAAATATATAGATTATGAATATGTTTGGGAAAAATTTATAATAACTCCTTTGAAAACAATAACAGATTCAATTTCCTGGAATCTTGAAAGAAAAAATGTAATAGATATAGATGAATGGTAATCATGACCTCTCTGGAGGTCTCTGATGAATAGAAATCATTTTCAAATATGTTTATATATCTTAAAGGAAAAATATGACAGACAATCAATTGTATGCTATTCTTATAAGTTTACTTATAATATGTATATTAGGAATACAAATATGGATATATTTTTGCATAATTTTAACAAGGAGGTCAAATGACAAAATTAAGTGAAAAACAATTACAGGAAAAAATTCAATTTATATATGATTATATTGAAGCTGAAAATGCTGCGACTGGATCTAAATTTGATGCTAATGCTAATGTTGATTCAAAAAATATTGCTACACTTGAGGCAGAACTTTGGAAGGATTTTAATATCCAACTGAACAGAAAAATTCTTACTGATAAAATTACTGAATTATTTGATAAAGAAACTGCTGATGAATATATTAGAATGTTAAATTCACATGAATTGTACAAACATGATGAAACATCTCTAAAACCGTATTGTGTCTCAGTTTCTTTATATCCATTACTTATAGATGGAATGACAAAAATGGGTGGTGAATCAAAAGCACCTAAACATCTTTATTCATTTAATGGTGTATTTATTAATTTTGTTTTTGCTACTGCTGCACAATTTGCAGGAGCTGTAGCGACAGTTGAATGGTTAATGTATTTTGATTATTTTGCAAGAAAAGATTTTGGAGATAATTATTTAGAAACACATGAAAATGAAATTAAAGAAGCACTACAACATGTTGTTTATTCAATAAATCAACCTGCAGCAGCAAGAGGTTATCAATCTGTATTTTGGAATATTAGTATTTATGATAAATATTATTTTGATGCTATGTTTGGTAATTTTAGATTTCCGGACATGAGTGCACCAAAATGGGAAACATTAAATAAACTACAAAAATATTTTATGAAATGGTTCAATAAAGAAAGAACTAAATCTATTTTGACATATCCTGTTGTGACAGCTGCTTTATTATTAAATGAGGATGGGACACTTAAAGATAAAGAATATGAAGATTTTCTTTCTGAAGAAATGTCAAAAGGAAATTCATTTTTTATTTTTATGGATAAAAATGCAAATGCTCTCTCTAGTTGTTGCCGTTTAAGAAATGAAATTGAAGATCAAATAAATGAATTTAGTTATACATTAGGTGCTGGTGGCGTCATGACTGGTTCAGTTGGAGTTATGACTTTAAATTTAAATAGATTAATTCAAGATGCAATTAAAAAATATAACATTAAAAATCCAAAAGAAAATTATGAAAAAATTCTTGAATATTTAAAAGAAAATATTCAAAAAGTTCATAAATTTCAATATGCTTACAGAAAAATTATAGAATGGTATTATGATAATGATATGCTTCCTGTATACAAAGCAGGATTTATTACTCTTGATAAACAATTTAGCACTATTGGTATAAATGGATTGGTTGAAGCAAGTGAATTCATGGGATTTGAAATAAATCCAAATGAAGAATATATGAAATGGGTATCTGATGTTCTTAAAACATTTTCAGATGAAAATAAAAAAGCTAAAAAGAAATATGGTATAAAATTTAATACAGAATTTGTTCCAGCTGAAAATCTAGCAGTTAAAAATTATAAATGGGATAAAAAAGATGGTTATTGGGTTCCAGAATGGAGAAATTTATATAGTTCTTATATTTATGCACCTGAAGATGATTCATTATCAGTTTTGGATAGACTTGAATTACACGGAAAAGAAACGAGTAAATATTTAGATGGTGGACAAGCTGCTCATTTAAATTTAGAAGATTATCCTTCAAAAGAATCTTTTAGAAAACTAATGAATGTGGCAGGAAAAGTAGGATGTAATTATTGGACTTATAATGTTAAGATTACAATTTGTAATGATTGTGGGAATATTGATAAAAGAACATTATATCATTGTCCAAAATGTGGTTCAAAAAATATAGATCATGCTACAAGAGTAATTGGATATTTAAAAAGAGTTTCAGCATTTTCAAAAGCTAGACAACAAGAAGAAAAATTAAGATTTTATGAAAAAGTTAAATAAGGATTAAAAATGTTACATTATGATTATCCTCAAATACAATTTCAAGAAGTTCCTGATGAAATTTCTCTTTCTATTTCTCTTTTTGGTTGTGATTTACGCTGTAAAGGCTGTCATTCAAAAGAAACTTGGAATCCAAAAGGAGGAATTCCTCTAACTAATGAAGAAATTGATAGACTTTTAAAAAGACATAAACATATTTCTTGTGTTCTTTTGTATGGAGGAGAATGGGATTTTGAAGATCTTAATAGAATAATCGATTATATTAGAGAGAATTATCCTCATCTTAAAATAGCTTTGTATACTGGAAGAGAATTAGATTTCCCAAAATTTACAAAAGAGTTTTTAAAGAAACTTGATTATATAAAAGTTGGTCCTTACATAGAAAAATTAGGACCTTTATCTTCTCCTACGACTAATCAAAGATTTTATGTTTTGAAAAATAGTGAAATTATAGAAGATAAAACATCTTGGTTTTATTCAGATAGATTGAAATTTTAATATTTTTTCATTCCAATTATTTACATTCACTTGTAAATATGATATAATTTTATCGTAAATAAAACAAAGGAATCAAAATGAGTAAAATAGATAAATTAGATAAAATAGATAGAGAATTAAAAGAATTGTTTTTTTCAAAAAAAGATAAATTATCAGACGAAGAAGTAAATAAATATATGAAAATAGGAAAAAAGATAATCAAGTTGTTTAAAAAAGATTTAAAAAAGGCAACAATAAATTACAATAAAGGAGTAAAATGTATGTAATAAAAAGAGATGGATCAAAAGAAAAATTAGATGTTTCAAAAATAAGAAAACAAACAAAACCTGCATGTGAAGGTTTACCAAACATTAGTTTTGAAGAACTTGAATTGTCTGCACAATTGCAATTTGTAGATGGAGTAAAAACAAAAGATATTCAAAAAACATTAATCGAAACTGCCTTGAATAAAATAACAGTTGATAGACCTCAATGGGATAAAGTAGCTGCTAGACTTTATACTTATGATGTTTATCATAGATATAAACATTTACATAATAAAGCCGTATCTGGCGATGTTTATAAATTGATTCCATTTGATAAGCATATAGAATTTTTAAATAAACATAACAAACTTGGACTTAAACTTGAAAAATTTGATTTGAAAGAACTAAATGCTTATATAAAACCTGAACGAGATGATTATTTTTCTTTCTTAGGAATTTATAATTTAACAGAAAGATACACAATAAAAGTAAATGATGAGGTTGCCGAGTTACCTCAATATTTATTTATGGGTGTGGCTATGTTTTTAGCTCAAAATGAAAAAGACCCTATGTACTGGGCTAAGAGATTTTATGATATGATGAGTAATTTTGAAGCAATGCCTGCCACACCTATATTAACGCATGGAAGAAGAAAAAATGGACAATGCTTCAGTTGTTATGTAGGAAGTACTGCAGACAATATTGAAAGTATATTTGATACTTATAAAGAACAAGCACTTATTTCAAAATGGGGTGGAGGTATAGGTTGGGACTGGTCTATGGTAAGAGCCTTGGGTGGTATTATACAAGAGCATAAAAACAGAGCAAAAGGACTTATCCCTTGGCTTAAAATAGAAAATGATATTGCTATCGCCGTAGATCAACTAGGTGTAAGAAAAGGAAGTATAAACACATATGCGCCAGACTGGCACTTAGATATATTTGATTTCCTTGACCTTAAAAAATCTGGAGGAGAAGAACGTAGAACTGCAGAAGATTTATTTTTGGGAATAATATTTGATGATGTTTTTCTGGAAAGGGTAGAGAAAGATGAATCTTTTTGGTTATTCGACCCTTATGATGTACCAGAGCTTGCAGAAACTTGGGGAGATAAATTCAGAAAGCATTATGAAAAATACGAAAAATTGGCAGAAACTAATCCAGATTATTTTACAAACACACCTAAAAAAATTAAAGCAAAAGACCTTTGGAAATATTATTTAAAATACTATTGGGAAACTGGAATGCCTTTTCCATTTTTTAAAGACAATGTAAACAGAGCACATGCACATCCGGAAGAAGGTATAATCAGAACTTCGAACCTTTGTATGGAAATTGCACAGCCAACAGATGAAAATAGAACTGTTTTATGTAATTTAGGGTCAATTAATTTAGCTAAGGTCGGTGGAGATAAACAAAAACTTATAGAAACTGCAAAACTTTTAACGAGGGCTTTGGATAATGTAGTAGATAATTCTAATTACTTATTACCTAAACATGAAAAAGTGGAAAAACATACTAGAGCTATTGGAGTAGGTGTAATGGGTGAAGCTGAATATTTAGCAACGCATCAAATTATGTATGGCTCTAAAGAACATGAAAAATGGTTACGAGAAACTTATGAAGCAATATATTCAACAGTGTATGAAACTTCAAAAGAATTGGCCAAAGAGAAAGGACCTTGGAAAGAAGGAAAAGAAACCAGAAATGCCTATTTAGGGGCTATAGCGCCTACTGGAACAATTTCATTTATAGTAGGAACAACATCAAGTCATGAACCAGTATTTAATAGAATTTGGAAAGAAGAAAATGTATTTGGTAAATTTCCAGTAACTGCCCCGAATTTGGATGTAAATAGTTATTATTTTTATGTAAATGCTTATGAAATACCACAAGAGAGATTGATAGAATTGACAGCAATTCGTCAGGAAATCATGAATAAATATTTAGGACAGGCAATTTCGCACAACTTATATTTTATGCCTGGTAGAACAAAAGCTAAAGATATTAGTCAAACATTATTAAAAGCTTGGAAAAGCGGAGTTAAAACATTGTATTATTTAAGAACAGGAAATAAAAAACTAGAAGAAGAACAAATGTCAGATACAATTCATTGTTATGGTTGTGAATAAAATAAAAGGAGGAAAAATGAAACCAAAAAAATTATTTAATTCTACCGGAAACTCTAAATGTGAAATTATAGGATGTGATACAGACGGGGTCATTGACTTCGTTCACCCAACTCATAAATGGGCTAAAGCGCTTTGGGATGTTATGCTATCAAATACTTGGTTTCCAAGTGAGGTAGATGTAGGTCAAGATAAAAGAATCTTTGAAAACTTGCCTGAAGAAGACAAGCAACGCTATTTAAGATGTTTGTCTCAACTAATTGTAAATGACAGCATTCAAACTAACCAATTAATGGATGGGTATAACAGATATATCACAGACCCTCTTGTAAATGCTGTAATAGCAAGACAGGCATTTGAAGAAGCATTACATTCACAAAGTTATGCTAGACTTGGTGAAGAGATATTGCCTCCACACTTAGCTGAATATTTATATCAGTTACATAAAACAAATGTTAAAGAATATGATAAGGAACTTGCGGAAAAAAATCAAGCTGTGGCAGATATGTTTGCACCTCTGTATAAGGAAGGTGATGATGTAAATGAAGAAAACTTATTGTTAGGTGCGGGAGCTAATCAAGTACTTGAAAGAATGGTGTTTCCATCCGGTTTTGTAACTATGTGGGCTTTCGGTGAAAAAGGTATGGTCGGAAGTGCAAAAATGATAAGTTTTATTGAAAGAGATGAAGACACTCACGTTGCATTGTTTAAAAACATTTTTAGAACAATTATAAGAGAAAAATTTGGAAGCATGGAAAATGTTCCTGAATATATTAAACATCAATTACTTGATTTGATTAAAAGAATGACAGACGTAGAGATTAAATGGACTAAAGTATTGACTAAAGGTATGCTTGGTTTTAGTGATAAAGCAATTGAATCTTATATTCAATCTAAAGCAAATGAAATTTGCAAAAATTTAATGCTTCCAGAATTATATAAAATTGATGTAATAAGTCCATTGAAATCTTTAGAAGAAAAGTGGTCTCTTATTAAAGGTGCATCAACAAGAACAGCATTTTTTGAAAACAAAGTAGCTGATTATGCAAAAGGTGATTTAGATTTTGATGATATATAAAGTATAAAAGGAGAAATTATGAAATTTATAAGTACAATTTCAGATACAGAATTTATTAATGAACTTTATGAAAAAGCAAATGAACCTGATTTATCTAAATATTTAGATGATTATAAAGTAGATACAATTTTTAGAGTGACAGAATTACCATCTGAATTGGATTTAGAATTATTATTCAAAACAGATGATGGTTATGAAGTATATAAAGATAAAAATTCTAAAGATATTTATATAAAAGAATAATCAGGACCTCTCTGGAGGTCCCTGGTATATTTTAATATTTTTGATATAATTTTATATATCAGAATATTAAAGTGTACCAGAATTTATTTCTGATGAAATTTTAGAAATTTTATAAAATTTTATAAATTTCTTTTAATTTTTATTTACATTTATTTGAAAATGTGTTATAATTTTATTGTTAAAACAAATTAAAACAAAGGAGTTAAAATGAAA